GGTCCTTTCTTTCTATTAGTTAAACGGGCCCAAGTATCTTCGATTTTGCGAAATCGGTGATTACTAGGTAGCCTGCTAACACTAGAAGAACGATATAAAAATCGTCCTTGAGGTGTATACCTACACTTAAAGTACTTATACTCTTCAGAGCATAAGAACTCTTTGGGTGTCATACACTTGACGTAAGTTGCTTGCTTACGCCAATAATCTATTAGAGGTTTAACTCTACTAGATAACCAAGTGTTTTTAAGGTCCAAAGGAACCTTAGGTACCGCACCATCCAAGCCCTCTTTCACCCAAGACTGCAGCGAAGCTGCAGAGATTTCCTGGTAAACCAGGGAAAATTCATCTTGAGTGTAACCCCAATGGTTACCCAAGGAGGATGTGGGATTGAACGCGAAAACCTTCCAGTTTTTTTGTTTCCAAAAAAGCTTACCGAGTCTCGCCGGAGGAATTTTAATTCCTTCGAGTGCTGCTAGGCCTGGAATAACCCTGATATCAGCTACGCCGATATCAGAGGAAACTGGACTTATGTCTTGCCCACGGTAAAAGTACCGTTTGCAAAATTCAAAGCTTCCTTTGTCTTTGAATTCAGGTTTGGTGAATCCGACCCCTAAAGAGGTCAGCATTTCACTATATTCTAAAGCTGCTTTGCTACTGCAAAAAACAATGTCGTCACCGACTAACCTATACATGGGTTTAGCGAACCCATTTTTTTGTATATGTCCTGCTTTAAAACAAGACATTAATGCAAGTATATGATTAGAAAGTGCAAAGGCCGGCCAAGAGGACAAAAATCCCATTGGTTGACCAACGGCATACTGCACGAAACCTTTCTTGGTAAAAAATTGGCGGTCGCTAACAAGCTTCCCCCAATTACTACCTAACCCAGGAAATAATCTTTCGATTATTGGGATCTGCAAGAAAAGTGGAAACCTATCTGTAGCTGACGAAATGTCAATACTAATAAATCTCCTATCTTCAGAACCCTTACCTAGACGAGACGAACATTGTCGATGAGACTTTGTTCCATCCTGTCTAAGTGACCTTAAAACTTTCATACATTTGTCATGTACGAAGGCTAAAGGAACCTGAGTGAAATAGTCACCAATAGCTACTACACGAGTCTTAGTCGCCGGAGCTTGTATTGCTACAAGCTTTGAGTGATTAGCCTTAGTCTTAAGAGGTTTTACCTCTTTGACCATGCGATCAAAATCGAGTTTAAAATATTTCCAAGCAAATGAAATATTATTAAAAACTTTTTGGTCGCGCGTGATAGCGCAAAGGTCCGCCTCTATGGTATGAAGGGCTTGACCGTTAGGTCCATTCCTTGATG